TCGACGGCTCTGATGCTGAACAGGGAGCTATCGTCAACTACATCTCTCTAGACAAAGCGAAGAGGCTCTACGGCGAAGATGTCGTGCCTTACAAGTATCCGCAGAATCAGCCGAGACTTTCGTTCACCGGAATCGACCAGTGGCCTAACCTAGAAGACTGCGTTCAGATCGTGAGTTATTACGTCAAGAACGAAGATGGCTTCGTTGACATGTACAAGATCTGCGGCAACTATGTCGTAGAATCTTATGAGCTTCCGATCAAGTATATTCCGATCATTCGTTTCGCTGGATACGAGAAATACTGCTCTGACGGCATCAAGTACTCTGGAATCGTAGACAAGACATGGTCACTTCAGCTAGGACTGAACATCGCTTACTCGACACTCATGGAGAGAGCTAACAGGTCTATCAAGGCTAACATCATCATGTCCACTGCTGCTGGAGCTAACCTCGATCCTTACTACGAGAAGAAGGAAGACGAAGATGGCTCTGTGATTATGTACAATCAGGGCGCTGATATGCCTCAGGTTCTCAAAGAGGCATTCGAGACTGGCGACTTGACTAACATCATTCAGACTTCGAGAGAACTGATTGCTGATGTCATAGGAATCCCGCTTGCAGGTATCCTTGGTTCTGAAGATAAGACTGCAACTGAGATCTTAATTCAGAACAACAACAAGCAGAGCAACGTAGCTATCTTCTACGAGAACGCTTACAAGGCTTGCAGAACGTTCGGCAGAATCGTGATCGAGATGCTGACTGGTGGATACGATCTCAACTTCGATCTGACTAACGGACCTGACGTGATCACTAACAACTTGAAGCATCGTCAAGAGCTTCAGGCTGTCGCTACGCTTCTTCCTCAAGAGATGCAGCCTCTAGTTGCAGTTCACATGTGCGATACAGTCGACAGTCAATTCGTAGACTCTATCAAGGCAGACATCATCGCTAACCTTGGAGACCAGCTGAAGATCGTATCTGAACAGCCGACTGATCCTATCGCTATTCACGAGCTAGAGCAGATGAAGAACATGCTAGATCAAACTATTGAGAAGTTGGAACTAACGACTCAAGAGAATAACCAGCTCAAGATGCAGAACCAGATGTTCTCTATTCAGCTCCAGAATCGAGATGTTGAAAATCAATTCAAGATTATCGAACACAAGGACAAGATGGCTCTAGAAGAGGCTAAGCTGGGACTTGAAGCTGAGAAGCAGGGTGTTGAGCTACAGCTCGATCTGACGAAGTCTCAGACGGATCTCGCTGACAAGGCTCTAGATCTAGAGCAAAAGAAGCTGGACTTGGTTGAAGACGCTATGGCAGTGACGACAAAGGAGGTCTAATATGCAGTTCGACATTGGACCAGGAACCAACAATGCTACTCTCGTGCATGAGATGAGTGATGCTGCCTACAAACAATCGCCATCTGAGCATGAAGAGTTGCTGAATCGTTACGTCAAGCCTGGAATGAGCCCTGCACAGCTACTTCTTGCTCAACTTCAAGGAGAGCAGCTTGAGAAACTGTACAAGAAGTACTGGCTAGAAGAAACCCCTCGATACGAGTTCAGTCCATCTTCTTCATGGATCCGTAGAGTTGAGAATCTTGGGGACCTAGGACTGACAGGAATAACGACTGACAGAGGACGTACATATTGGGTACCACAGTCCTCAGAGGAAGCCGGAGACTTTGTAACTTCACCATCTCTAGGGAGTTATTGGCGTGACTTCTTAGCTCGCCGTAAGTGATGGTTGTACTCATTTCTCATTAACCTAGCTTCTTCAAGAGCAGCTAGGTTTTCTTGTGTTGGATTAGCCCTGTATTCATTTAATGCACGTCTATATTTTGCTTTTGCTTTTGCTGAATCTCCTTTCCAATGCTGATGTTTCTCGCCTGTCCTCCCTTCCTGAGCTTTCGACTTATTCTTTCTTGCTTCTTCGAACCGATTGTTTTCTGCATTATTGCACCATCTCAGGTTTCTAACATCATTCACATTGTAATCAGTTGGATGGTGAGTAATATGGTCTATGCAGATTTGATCCGGTCTCTTTACAGTAATAAGAAAATGCTCTGCTATTACCCAGTAACAATGCTCTTGCTCTCCATGATATCTCAGCCTTTGCCGTAGCTCTAAACAGCCTACTGTTCCGTCAGCTCTTCTGTACTTACCCGTGTTGCTAACAGATACTATAGAGTCATTATGTACCTGTACCTTTGGGACCTCTACCCACTGTTCATCAATATTCATGTCCATGTTACAAATCTAAGAAAATAGAAGCTATCTCTAAACCCCTTATGAGGCTAATTTATCATGAAAAGTTTATACACTTGTGAGGTATTATAGTGCGTCATTTCGACCTGAGAAACTCATATCTAGATCTTGAAGGAACGCCTCTTCACGGCAGAATTTGCTTCTACCGATACGGAACGAGCCAGTACGAGAATATCTATGACGAGAGCGGTACTCCTCTAGCTAACCCCGTATTCACGAACACTATAGGTCAGACTAACAGCCAGGTATTTCTTGAAGACGGCAAAGATTACACTATAGTCTTCGAAAGATACGTCGGAAATGGAGATTTTCATACAGATCCCGACGGATGGCTCTTCGTGTATTCATGTGCAGATCGATGGCTAACTTATCACATCTCAGTCGAATCTGAGTCGCTACAATCGATCAACACTATCCATGATCTAGCACTATTGAACCCTCAGGAAGTAGAAGAAAGAGAAGGCGAGAAGGTAGTAGCTGTTCTCGGATATGACAGTGTAGGTGACAAGCCTACAGTATACTATCAGTGGGACGAGGACTCGATAGATCCTGACAATGGTGGATCCGTAATCAAAGTTCAGAACATCTCAACTGGACGATGGGTTCTCTTGAATACGTTCAACTCGATCACTGGATTAGATGTTAGACACTTCGGCGTCTTCGGAGCGGATAGCACTTCAGCTGCTTCGGATACGATGAGTTACAAGATTCAGTACGCGTCTACATTCGCCAACTCGATCCACGTCCCTCTGTACTTCGGGTCTAACGGCGGACAGCTCACATTCTACAAGATAAACAACGTGAATCTCTATGGAGCTCTATTCGCTGAATCGACTCGAATCTTCGGAAACACTGGAACGGAATCACAGATCACTGTGATGGATTCTGACACTTATCTCGATTGTTTCTCTAACCAGAACTACAAGGCAGTCTTCACGATCGCAGGAGAGACTGTCAGAACCTCTTGGGGCGTAGACACTGTGAACTGCGTATATGCTCCGACTTACAAGCTGATCATCGACAGTCCAGTCAATACGAACGAGAAGGACTGGTCTAACATCGTCGTAGAAGCGATGGAAGACATCACAGGAGCTCAGTTTGACGGCTGCTATCTGATTTCTAACGGTCACATCGGAAACGGATGTACGTTCAAGAATATGCGCCTTACAGAGCTCATGTTCAAGGATGGAGTCGACTTCAACACGATCACTGTCTTCGAATCCGACACGATCGACATAGACGACTTCCCCACTACGAGCATCTGGTATTCTCTAGCACTTCAGAATTCCGGAAGAGTTTTCGACTTCAAGGGAAGAATCGTAGACGACAGCTGTGAGAACGACACTTCTTCTCCGATCTGGTACAAGAACGCTATCTTCAGCAACTACATCGCAAAGCAGACGGATATCTATTTCATCAACTGCTCAGGCATAGTTGGATCTACATCAGCTGTGCAGAACGTCAACATGAAGGACTGCGATGGCCTAACTCTAGGTGGAGCTTCTCAGACTTTGACTTCGTTCATCGCTGACGACAGTAAGTTCAAGTTCGCTAGAAGCATGACTATCACTACGATGGGTATGCTGAACAGTGAATGCACTGACATCAACTCGGTAACTCACTACGTGACTACACTATCCGCTAAGGGATCTACGATAAAGTGCAATCTGTCTGGCGCTGACATGGGCTTCGACACATGTACGATTCTTGGTGGTGTGACTGTGGTAAATCCAGCCATATTGAACTGTGAAATTCATGGAACAATTTACCACAACGCAATCTCGTCTCCGATTCAGTTCAACGTGACTGGAAACAAATTCATTGAAGGAAACGGCTACAACCTCAGATCTCTCGTACCTAACTCGATCGTCGCTGGCTCTTGGATCAATAACTACAGTTCTCTGAATTTCCACTTCATCGTTCTTGACAGAACGAATCTGGATCCTAACGAGCAGAACCACACTTACAAGTACAGCGGAAACACTGGTCCATACACTCTTCAGAGAGATTCGGCTAAGTGGTCTGATGTAGTATATTCTGGTCCTGGTTACAGCGGTAGGGATAGATATGGTGCAACTCAGAACAAGACTATCTTCTGGGACGGAACTGATGAAAATGCTTTGTTAGCTACATATTATGGCCGTCAGTTCTCTGAAGAAGCTCCTAACTACGGAACGACTGATGGTTCATACTATCTATCTGAATTCAACATATTCAGCGTAGGAACTACTAATCTAGGAGAGATGTCACTTAGAATGCAGCTGCCACAGAAGCTGACTGAAGCAATGAAGATATCGGGTCCTTCTACGCCAGACATGCCACATGCACTTCACGTTTATGGATCTTATGCTTCTCTAGATGATGTAGAGAAGGCGTTTAATCCTAATCCTACTGCTGGTCTACCTGGTGTACCTAAAGGCTACACGTTCAAGAGTGGATATACCTGGAGAATCAACTATGCTCAGGGTATGGCTGTTCTAAGAACAGACAATACTTATCCTACAGTTCAGGCGGACTGGGAGATACCCGTTAAATACGAGCTTAGCCTTTAGCTCTACGCAATCTCTTCCATTCATTACATTTCAACCTAGCTTCCTTTAGAGTTGCTAGGTTTTCTTCTGTTGGATTTCTTCTGTATTCTTTTAGTGCACGTCTATATTTTGCTGGTGCTTTTGCTGAATCTCCTTTCCAGTGATGGTTATTCTCACCAATTCGAGTGCCTTTCTTAGCTTTTGAGTTATTCTCTCTTGCCTCTTCAAATCTATGGTTTTCTGCATTAGTGCACCATCTCAAGTTTCTAACATCATTCACATTGTACTCAGTCGGATAATGAGTAATATGGTCGATTTGATTCTGGTCTGGCCTCTTTACAGTAATAAGAAAATGTTCTGCTATAATGTGGGAACAAAGCTCTAGCTCTCCATGATATCTCAGCCTTTGCCGTAGCTCTAGAATTCCAACTGTACCATCAACTCTTTTGTATTTACCTGTATTACTGATAGCAACTATGTAGTTCTTACGCTTTTTTACCCTAGGTAGATCAAGCCATTGTTCGTCGATATTCATGTCCATGTAACAAATCTAAGAATATTTCATGAAATCGTAAACAGTTTTTTCTTCAAAATTTCACCACTAATTTCTTACTGAATACGCGGGAGCTAGGAACTTGGCCTGCTCCTATGAACCAAAACCCAAGATAAGGAATACCATGAGCCTCTCGTCTGAGAAAGTGATGGAAAAAGTAGACTCTCTACTTAAAGAGTCCAATAAGGAACCTGAAGTTGAGGAAGCTAAGACTGAGCCTACAGTCGAACCAACTGAACAGAAGGAACCTAATCCGTCTGAGGTCACTGCTGCCACAGAGGATAAGAAACCGGAAGAGCCAAAGGCACCGGAGGCAGAGCCAGAGAAGAAAGATACTGGAAAGGCACCAGAACCAGAAACTTCTACTGAAGAGGATTTGAAACAAAACGATCCGAATCCAAGTTCACAACATAGCGAAGACGAAAAGAAGCACAACTTCGACAAGCAACAGCAGACTGAGCATGCTTTCAAACGTGAAAGAGCAAAGCGAAAGGCTGCAGAGGCTAAATACCAGAAGGCGCTGAAAGAGATCGAAGATCTCAAGTCTAAGACAGTTCAGTTCAACCCGCAGGATCCGTCCGAATACATCAACTACCAAGTTGATCTAAAGAGTGCAGAACGTGTCAGAGACGAGAGCTACGATGACTTGCAGAGCTCTATGGCAAATGAGTACGAAGAGATAAACAATCGGAGAATAGCTGAATGCTTCCCTGATGAAGGAAGTCAAGCTAAGTTCCGTCAGGTTATCGAGACTGAAGGTCCGAAGCTATTGAAGACTCTTGATGAGTTCGACAAAGATCAGGCAGTTCTAGCATATCTTGATGATTCTGAACTCAGCCCGATTCTAACTTCTGTACTCATCCAGAAGCCTCAGTACCTTGAAGAAGTGTTGTCTAAACGTTCAAAATACGGCAAGTATTTAGCGATGCAAGAACTTGAGAACCGGATCAAGCTCGCTCAAAAGCAGCTGAACGAACAGAAGACAAGCGCTGTTGAGACACAGCAACCCTCTCAACAGAAGAAGCCACTGCCGATAGTTGGTTCACAAACCAAGAGCGAGAATACAGAGAAATCACAAGTTGCTTTCGATCCAAATGCGTTCTTACGCAAACTAAACGGAAGTGCGAAACGCTATCACACTAATGGTAGAAACCTGAGTAGGTAACCTTAGTAAGTGATAGCGAAAGGAATTTGAATCATGGCTAATACTTTTATTACCAACAAACTCGCTACTGCTACTGCAGTCCGTGCTGCTGAGAACATGGCTTATGCTCTCGTTGGCTCTAAGGCTTACTTCCAGGGTCAGCTCGCTGGCAAGAACAACGGCCAGACCTACACCTTCTACGTTCGCGACACTGGCGACGCTGTGAACCGTCTCGAAGTTGATGATAACGACAAGACTACTCTCACTGAACGCAAGGTCGATCTGTCTCTTGAACCGTGGCACGTCTTCGTGACTATCAACGAGATCGAGAAGCAGACTGACATCGAGAACTGGGAAGACGAGATCGCACGTCCGAATGGCGTTAAGCTCGCTCAGGGCATGATCAAGAAGTTGATCGATAATGACCTCGGCAAGGCTGGTACGGCTTACGTCGGATCGGGCTTCACTCCGCTATCTCAGGCTTCTGCTCATGTCGGCTCTATCGCTAACGGCGATCTGTATGGCTTCGTCTCTCCGCAGGTTGAAGCTATTCTGACTTCTAACGGTCAGCAGTTCGTTCCTGTTGATGCTCCGGATATGTACTCTAAGGGTCTTCTCGGCCGCTTCCACGGCGCTGAATACCGCTCTCAGAGATTCTTCCCTGTCGTGAAGATCTCCAAGGCTGCTTCTGACGCTCTGAACGAAGCAACTGCTACTGCTTCTGACAACTCCGACGGCACTTGGACGATCGCTATCGACGGATCTGCTGTCTCTGGCATCACCATCAACAAGGGTACTCCGCTCTTCATCGAAGGAGTCTACGCTTGCGACACTGTTGGTGATCCGACCGACGCTGAACAGGTATTCGTGGTTCTAGAAGGCGTAACTGCTACTGCTACTAGCGTAAACGTCAAGGTTCGCGCTAAGGACATCAAGAATGGCGGTACTCGTGAGATCGCTAAGGAAGATGGCTCTTCGTTCGCTAACGTCGCTGCTGTTACTGGCGCTGTGAAGGCTCCTGAACAGGGTAAGTACTACATGGGCGTCATCCGTGGCGAAGGCGCTATGGAATTCGAGACCCTCGACAAGCTCAACGCTGCTGGCGCTGAATACGAGAAGTCTCCGTCCGTTGACGGCTTGATCGTTCACCAGAACCGTCTCGTCGACCTCAAGAA